TTTAGCTACTGCTAATAATTCTTGTCTATTATTATATAATCCAATCGTAGTTATATAAGTTTTTGGATCTCCGATAAATGTGCTTTGTGCAATTTGACCGTCTGATCCTGTGGTATAAGTTGGATTATTTGAGAAGTTATATTGACCATTTTTAATGCGCACAAAATAATGTGCACTTGTAATTTTTTGTGAATTTCGTCCTTGGAATCCTGATGATGACCCAGAAATAGAATGGAACATTGCAAAATGGTTATTTCCTTCAGAATCTGAAGTTACATTGGTATCAAATGCCAATACTTGATCTAAACGGTTTCCGTCTAATACCATTACTCCGTGATCCGGATAAAATTTACCATAATATACTGGTGTTGCTGGAGTATATACACCTGACGTCAATGAACCAGACACAATGTTATAAACTCTACCAGACGAACCAACTGTTGCATCAGCTATCGTAGAATCATCAATAAGAGTAACTTGTGTTCCAGACACTGTTACAGAACCAGTTGCATTAGTTGCACGAGAAGAAATTTGAAGCAAAGGCAATTCAAAATTACCTTCATCTAATCTTTCTTTTACACGATTTCTTTTTATATTAACAACATATACTGAATCAGTTGATCCAGAATTAGTAGTTGTAAATCTAGTAGCAGTCGGTTCGAGTAATAGATTTCGATATTGTGAATATATTGCTTGTGAAGCTGGAGTCTGATTTGTTCCTAAATTAGATGATCCACTTCCTTGAGCATGACCATATGCCAATGAAAATTGAACAGCTGCCCCATCTGCACTAGGAACATCTTGATATATATCCGTGTAATAACGACGCTGTGACGTTGTCTGATCAGATGCCGTATAAAAAGTGGTTAAACTTCCTAAGTTATCACTCCACAAACCTGCAGTTACTGTTTCTTTTACATTGTTAACTACATCTTCAGTTAAATTAAATGTAGTATATGTCTGATTACTAACTACAACAGGAAGATCAACAATATTACCTGCAGCTATTTGTTGTTGCAAATCTGTTGATAACGATGCAGCACTTATTCTACCAACAGAACTAGTAGTATTTGTCTGCCCTAATCTATCTCGTTGTTTTAAATTTAAAAAATGATTCATTTTATTCATTATTTATCCAATTTTCATGTATTATGATCCTGATGATACTGATACTGCTTGTGTTGCAGTGTAACGATTAACTGTTAAATTAATAGTAACACTTCCTCCGGTTTCGTTACCAATAATAGTAATTGTAGCAGTTTTATCTTCAATTGTATTTACTTTACCAGTAACTTCAAATATAAATCCTACCGCAGAAACACTTTGTGCATCTTGATTCGCACCAATAACAGTCGGTTGAATATTAGCATTAGCAATTGGTTGTACAACTGTTAAATCTGCTACTGTTGAATCAGAAAGAATTGCAGTGTATCCATACTGAACATTTCCTTGTGGTGTCGTGTTCGGAGAAATTGTTGCACTTGCTATTCCATTCAATGTAATAGATGTATTACCAACAGATACAACTGGTATCGTAGTTGTTTGTTTAGGCAATGTTAATAACTTGTATCGAAGCGCTTGTGTTTCATCAGGAATTGCTTCAGTAATTGGAAGGTTTTCAATTAGTATTCCATAATAGTTACTTCCTAATGGATGGTTAGTATTCCATAATCCATAATCAATTTCATCATCTCCTAATGCAAATTGTGTAATGTTAAATGCAGAATCGCCAGAAGAAAGAAGTTCTCTTCCTTTTAACGTTAATATTGCATCAACGGTTACTGAACTATTATCTAAATATCCCATTTTGTACCTTTTTATATAAATATAGTTATTTTAAATTTTAGTTGACTGAAAAATTACCCGAAGAATTATTTGTTGATTGGAAAACTATTTGGTTAGGATTTGCATCAATTATTTCAACAACCGGGCCACCATCTACTGTATCCGGAGAGTCTATATTAAATCCTGGTGATGTCATTGATGAACCGTTATAAAATAAATTAAATAATCCTTGCGGTAAATAATCTTGAATATCTGCTGCTACTAAAGTCGCTCCGGCGCCATATGTACTAGTACCATAAACTCCAGATCCATATGTACTCGAAGCTCCAACTGCCGCTATACTATATACTGCAGATGGCACTCCTGTAGTTATTGCTGGTAATATTGCATCACTAAACCAATATGGAGAAGATGCCGTAACAAATCCAGATCCAGAAAAATACACATAATCATATGAATATGGTACTCCATTATATGCTAAATCAGAATTTGTTCCATCAATAACCGCATCATATACGCTCGGTCCTTGTGATGCTACATTTGTTAATTGTGCATTGATCGTAGCTTCATATTCTGAAACATCGCCATATAACACATCATTATCATCTAGATTAATAACAGTCTCAAAAGTAAATGATTCTGGCACTGGTGTAGGTAATGCTGTATCTTTGCTACGTTCTAATATATTAGGCTGTATCAATAAACCAGTTAGTTTATCTGTTCTTGCCGGAAGAAGTTGTTGCAACTGTTGAAAGAATGACATATCAAATAAAGTGAATATTTTGATATATGCATTCATATCATTGTTTTGAGCATATTTCTTCCAATAATTTTGAGCATATTGAATTAATTTAGGATATGAATTTAATTCAGTATCTCCGGGATCTCCTATATATTCATCTAGATATGTTTCCCCTAATTGAGCGATAATGTCTTCATCAATCATTGTTTGTGGAGAAAAATAAACTCCTAATTTTTTGCTATCTAACGGAGCTTTATCATACTGACTTCGTTCAGCACGTGTATTTACATTCAACAGATTAATTAATTCATTATCTTCTAAACGAACTTTATTATCGTCATATGTTCCTGCGGCAATCGATATACCATCATAATAATATGTTTCTTCTAAAGAATCATATGGTTCATTGTTAGTCCATGAACTAAACGATGCAGATATTCCGGTTTGTCGTGGTTCAACGCCTAAAAGACTTGAAGTAACAGAATGATCAATTTTTTGATTTAGTGGTAATCTAAATACCAATTCATCGTATGCATCAGAATTACCATCATATGCCCCAGGAGCTTTTGTGTGATTTTCAAATGGATCGGTTTGCAAGGAACTAGACCACAATCTTAATTCTTGAAGTTGACCTTGCAATCTGTTAGCACCCGTGCTAGTTCCTCCTAATGTCATGGTACCGGTACTAGAAAATGATACACCGGTATCGGAAGAAGATGTAGCTGCAACAATTTTACCGTATTTGGATCGTTTAGCAATTAATTCTAAATCAGCCCCATTCTGTTTTAATACGGTATTAATCCATCCCCCATCAAACATTTCAATAGCATTAGAAGCATTTCCATTAATTGATATAGTACCATATGTGCCTGAAACGAAATCAATAGTAACATCATTTCCATCAATTGTATACAAATGCATAGTGTTAGGAATAGTTGGATTATCTACCACATTATCCGTACGGAAACGAAGTTCAACAGATTGAATTGGTTCTGTATAATCTACTGTAACGGTACCTGCTGTATTATTAATTAAATCTAATGAATAATCAAAATTTAATTTTTTATATTCTGGTATTTCATTGAGAGCTTTTCCGCCATATTCCTTAATTGTAATAATTGATTCAGGAATTCCATAACATGATAGCAAAGCCTTTACACTTCTTGCAGTACCTTTCGTTTTTAATAATCCTGGTAAATTATTTACAATTCGACGCCATGATGTATATGTTATATCTCGTGCTGACAATGAATCACCTACAACGGAATTAGAACCTGTGATTGGAGTTCCTGACTCATCAGTACCGAATAAATATTCCCATAGTTGTTTATCTTGTTTTCCATCAACTAAATTCCATCCAAACTGTTTAGCTACAGAATATAACAATTCATTAGGCATACCTAATTTAGGATTTTCTTCCCGGCGATTTATTTGTCGCATATTATTAATATATGTATACAATAAATCATAATGGTGACCTAACATATTAACAAATGTATATGTGTTTACATATGATGAATCTGATAATATATAATTTGGTAATAAATTAACTAATGCATTAAAATTGAATGAATCATATGTTTCTGCATTAGATAATAATGAATTATACCATGTATTAAATTCTGTTGACGCTACAGCTGATAATGAATATGGTCTAGTTGAATTAGTTTTCGGCGCCGGGGAAATATAACTTCCTGTTAATTGAGATACCGTCGGTGATTCATGTGGATATTCATTCGTATATAATATAGATGACGATTCATAGTATAAGAATTTTTCGAAGTTGTCAAATCCACTAACAATCGATGTTCTTAATGTGTCAAATTCAGTAGCATTTGTTGTTGCTACACTTCCACTTAATTGAGATACAACTGAAGATTGTGAATTATAAAATTCTAATAATTCTAATTTATATTTAAAATTCTTTACTCGTTCTGTTGCTGAACTATAAAATACGAAGTTATTAAAATCAGTATAATCAA